TACGTTATAGACCCGCGCAGTATGCCGGTATCAATTAAAATTGCACTTGACCCCTTTGCCGCTTTTGTGGCTTCGGTAATATCTTTCCAGGTGCCGAAACCATTTGTTTCAAAAGCCTCTTTGGAAATATTCTGCAAGAGTACACCGGCTTTTTCCAATTGTATCTCGGCATCCGCGCCGTTTTCAAAAACTTCTTTAAAGAGTTTAAGCAAATACTTATTGATTGTAACTTTTTTCAGTTTGAAAGGATCGGCCAGAAAGGATCGGCGGGGGACACCAAGGCCGAACTCATGATAAGTGCCAATATGTACAACGGTCTGACCATCACTGTATACTTGTGCTGTCGCCCGACCCTTTGGCAAGCCTACCGCAATGTGTGACCGCTTGGCTTTTTCCAAATTTGCCAGATAATCAGCGGTTTTTTTGAGGTAACTTTGCGGGTCCATAGTATCTTACCTCATCAATTGCGGAAATTACCCTCTGAGAAACAACATTTTTTTCCGGTATTCCAGCATCAATCATCACATTGGATGCGGTGCCAGAACATTTTTTCAAGAATATTTCCAGCGCGTCCTTTACTTCCTCAACTGTTTGCAAACTATGGATATAAATTGCCATTTTATTCATGATATCACCTTACAAATTGTTTAAAAAGTGGTGCAACTTTATTATAGTTGCCGCTAACCTTTTGGGTTAACGTGTTACCATTTAGGCGGGAACAACCACTTAAACAAAAAATGCTCCATGTCTGAACTGTATCATCATTAAGAACTGTTGTCCATAGCTAGTTGACATTAAAAATGCTTGTTGATTCGTTAACCCTTCGGTAATCACAACAGAGGTGGTTGAGACGCTCCCCACTGTGCGGGATGATGTGAGCGTTGACGGTCCAGTTTTTGGGTTAATAAACATGACAGTGAACAAATGCGCAAGTAAAAGCAATATGCGTTGGTTCTCGCAAGTAGACGGGCCATAAACACCGCCATAAAAGCAGTGCCATGTTTCATCTAGCCATTGCCAATTATCGTCAATCAGCGTGGTGTCGAATGTCGGGAAGCGGTCTTTAAAATCGTCAATGAGCGCCATGGTTAAACCTCAGTCAAACAACCAAGCATGACGCAAAAAATAAACTTCTTTTGATCAACCAAGTTTTCCGGGACTTCTTTGATTTCGTCAATGTTCCAGCGCATCCCGTAAACCTCAAACAGTCCACCACTGGTATTCTGATACATACATACCGACCCCATATCGTCACTATCAGCACTGATAAGATCATCTTGCTCGAATGACGACTCATAAACGGCAAGTGCCATAAGATCGGCACCCTTTTTTAATCGCCATGAACCGTCTTTATTTTTACTCTTGCTGTGGAATTCTGCATTAAATGGTATTGACATATTGACCCTCAATAACGGGCCATACTGGTGGGGAAACTCCATTGCATATTGGCAACTTCAACGTTTACGCCAGCAGGCCCAGATTGAAAAAGCGGTAAAATAGTTGTTTAGACTATGATACCGCTTTTGTGGATAAAAGCAAATAAAAATTACAGTCCGGTCACATACCGGCCAGATTGCGGGTCAAGAACATCAAGACCGGCAATACGGAACTTACTATCAACATGATAATCAAACGATCCTATTTTAACAATTTCACCAATGGTGAGAGGTATTGGGATACGCATGACCATTGCTTCTTCGTTCGTGGAGAAAGCGACCGTTTTGGAAGTTCCCCCCACGCTATCGGCACGGGGGGTTGCAGAAAAAACAACACCCGGATAATTGTCTTGCAGTGCTTTAAGAACGGTTGCAGAACTGGCAGCACTGTTGAGGATTTTTGCACCGATCATATTGTAAACGTCAGTAGGCATGACAACACGGTTTGCCATGTACTCGGGAGTATTATAAACGGCGTTCCACTGATCCTGAATAAGACCGGAAAGATCATCATAAAGCTCTTGAGCAGTTGCGGTTGCAATAGGTGCAGTTGCGCCGGTTGCAATAAATCCGGCATTGTTCAGGAGGCCGGTTTGTCCGTTGTGGCCAAGGAAGCCAATACTGTCAACCATGCGCATATAGATGCGATTATGAGCAGAAAGAAGACTTTGGGGCAAGTTAATATTCTGCAAAGCCGCCTCTTCAATTTCGTCATCGGTCCACTTTGAAAAGGCTTCCTTCACGAATACCTTGAGGTGACTATCTTCACCAGCAAGGGAAATTTTACCCTTGTTCGCTACATCGTCACCAGCATCGGTGAAACCGCCCTGATCGATAAGGCGCAGGGATTGAATTCGGCGCGCATACCCACCAGCGTTATTTACCTGAATACCGGAATTGACAAAAGTCAACTCGGGGAATTTCTTCTCGAAAATTTTCGGATCGACAGCAGTCAAATTCCGGGCAAGAATAATGCCAGAGGCGCTGTCAGCAAAACCTGTTTTCTTCCCCGAATCAAGAAACGCTTGAAAGGAAGCCAGATTGTAAAGTTGTTTCAATTTCATTTTGTCTGTTCTCCTTTTAGATTAGACGAATGAGCCAAACATCAGTTTTAATTTCCTGAATGAATTCGGCATTAGTTGGTTCGGTGGTCGCATCATCGGTCGTGGTTGCTTTACCGACATTGGCATCCGCCACGTTGTGAGCAAAAACCGGCCCGAAAGCGGCAGGAGTAATCCCTGTGATTACATCAACAGTGATAAGACCGGAGCGCAAATATTCAATCTTGTTGGTGATATCAGTATCAAACAACCCATTGTCTTCAATGGCATTGCTGATTGAGCGCTTAACTACACCGGCAATAACGGGCGCAACGGACGCATCCATGTTATCGATTGATCCGGTATCCAGTTTCGCAAAGCGACCGGCAACAAGACCGTCTTCAAAAACGGTTGCAGAAAAAAGAGTGTTATTGACTCCGTAAATTTCCCCGGAATCGACCTGAGGAACGTCCAGTAAAATAGTTTGAGTAAAAGGCATGGTATTAAATCTCCTTGTCGCCTATGGTTTCAAGCAAGCCCTTCGCCTGAGTGTCACCGAATGATTGATAGTTAGTAACTTTTTTCAACAGTTTGAAAGCAGTTGACAATTCGGCATCGGTGAACTTATCCGAGTGCTGAGTAGCCACGGCATCAGCCATAATCTGACAAGCTGTTTTGTCGGCAAACTTATAAGTTTGCGGAAGGAAGTCCTTTGCCTTCGCCATAACAGTTGCAAAATTGCGAGTAGCGGCTTTGACGGCATCGGCAAATTTAATGCTATCTGCCATTTCTTTTTTCTCTGCTTCTGGATCGGCCTCGTCCTCAGTCTCGACAACCGGCAACTCTTCGGCGGCGGGTGCTTCCTCGGCTTCCATTCCGGCCTCAGTTGCGATTTCCCCGGCAGCAAGTTCCATAGCCTTAGTCAAGGCGGGGACGAGTTTTTGCAACTCTTTAAGCGGCAACGTTTTAACGATTTCCGGTAGGTCCGTAACCAATTGCATGACCTGTTGCATGTTAATTTCCCCGGTTGCTGCATCCAGGAAATTCACATATTTTTTCTTCATAGTTTTTACTCCATCAGTGAATGAACACATTTGACCACAACGGCCTCTTTCAACAATTGCTAAATGATGCGGGATAATTTCAACCTGTTCGAAATCGTATATTTCGCATGGTATCAATTCTGCACTATACCCTAATGATAATTCGCTGTTTTTCAGCGTTTTGTCAAGTTTTATTTTATTTTGCACTTTTAAAGTGGTGTTTGTTTCCGGGTCCAGTGCATCCAGAATAACACTGTCGAGTATTTCCCCAACACGATATTCGGGCGGTCCGTCCATTGGCACATGATCGTCAGTAATGGGTAATCCCACCATTGCATCGTTAAATTGACGGATAGTTTCCGGCGCTCGGTAAATGTGGAAAACCTTATCGGCTGGTTCTTGTCCGATTTCCGAACCCAAATAAATTTGGATACCGTCCCGAACCGAGACAACTGTTCGTGTGCCCGGATCATATTCTAATTTGTCGTTAAACCTCATCTTCTACACCTGGAAGAATTGCGCGGTATGTGCATCTACATTGATAATCTGTTCCGGGAAAAAGCGATTTACCGTCACACGAACTGTAAAGCCCTTTGGCAAGGTCGAACTCTTTACCGTCCCTTACCTGGTGACATTCCCGCACTCGCTCATCCCTGGAAGTAACCCAAATCCCGGTTGTAATGCCTAGTTTTTGGTGTCTTATTTTGGTAGTCAATCCGTTGAAGTTCGCCACTTGATTACGTGCAACAAATTTAGCGTGATTTTTCCGCTTGCTTGCTGTCATATCAAATTCAGAAATAATATCATCAAGCGATTTTCCGAGCGTCATCGCGCGCAAAGTGTTTGCCGTGAAAAACTCCAATACATCATCACGCAACTTTTCGGACCATTGGGAAGTTTCCATTACAAGTGCATTAATTGCCGGATTAAGCGCCTCACTTGCGATAAGCTGAGTAACGTTTAGACCAAGACCTGTTTCAATGGGTCCGTATGTTCCGGCCTGATTATACTTGTTCACTTTACCAAGCGTTGACGTTGTTTGATCTTTGATTCGACTATTGCTAAATTGCTTGAGTAACTTGCGCTGTACCCTATTGGCAAGCGTTTTCATGACAACAGCATAGTTTCCTACCTGCGCGGGTGCATCGGCGAATTTCGCCACCGTACCACTCTTGAGCGCAAGGAGAACTTGATTGCGGAAACGTTGTGCAATCTGTTCTATCATGTAGCCGGTGAACTCGGCGTATTCCCGTTCAAGTCTTTTAGGACTCTGCGGCATCTTCGCTGTCTTCAAAGAATCCCCCAAAGTCGTCTTTCTGGATAATTCCCCGGTCGATTAAATAGTCGCTGTAGTCCTCACCCATCGTAAACAGGTCAAGAGCGTTTTTAATAGCCTTACCCTCATACTCGATTTTCTCGGTTGCTGTAATGTTTTGCGACTCGGAAAACTCAATCGGCTTCCTTCCGAGGGTATCCAGCAGTTCATTAATAGGTTCAAGATAATAATCCTCCTGTAGAGTACTGATCATTTCGTTGAAAATTTCTTTT